GGTTACTGCTATTCTTTTTTGTTCAAGTAATTGTTTTTCTTCTTCTAAATTAGCACTTCTTTCAGCGATTGCTTTTTCTGCGGCTTCTCTTGCAGGACCAGCCTGCATTTTAACTACATCTTTTGTATCTTTTGTTATTTCTAATTGTGATTTAACTAATTCTTTTTCTTTTTCTAAAATTTTATCTTGTTCAATTTTGAGTTCTTTAGTAGACATTACCATCGCTCTGGCACCGTCTTCTGTTTGCTCAACCATTGCCGCTATACCTTGTTTACGCAAACTTTCTACTTGTTTTTCTGCCTCTACAATCTTAACTTCTCTAGTTCTCATTGCGTCTTGTAAAGACTTCATATCAGCAGTTAAATCTTTTTCATCAATACCTGCTGTCAAATCATCTACAGAAAATCCTAACTCTTTCATTCTATCTGCTAACAAATTCATCTGTTTGTTAACTTGACGAGGATTATCTCTAAATGAGTCTATTGTTTCTGCAACTAGTTTATTTAATTTAGGCTGAGTAGTCTTAACAAGTCCTTCAACAGAACCTTGTACTTTGTTAGATATTGCTTTGAATATGCTTACTATCTCGTCTTGCGAGGCTTCGGTTAGTGTGGTTGCGGCCATTTACTCGTTACCTTATTTGTTTTTCTTACTTGAACCTGTATATAAACCAAACCAAGCTGCACCAGCACCAACAACGATACTGATTAACCCACTTTGTTCCATAGTAGGTGCCTGTAAGTTCATATACCAAATTACACATTTGTATAATAAAACAATATATACGGTTAAGAACAATCTTGGAAATATTCTCCAAGCGTCTACTGCTCTTGCCATATGAATAATTTTTGCGTAAGGATTAGGACCTAAATCTTTTACACTAGTGTCCACTTCCAAGTCAACCTTTACCTTTTTACTGATTTCTTTTTTATCAGCAGGTACTACAATCTTTTCTTCTGCCATTTTTTATCTCCCACGATTATTCGTAAACTTTTTTTCTAATATATGCTTGTTCGTGTCTTCCTAATATTTCTAAAATCTTCCACGAACCATCTTCTTGTACTTGTACTTTTGCGTTAACTTTATCACAAGTCATATTGAAGATACCACCTTTATCTTTCTTCTCTTTATAATCTCTTTCTGCTTCTCTTTTATTTTTCAAGCAGTCCATCAAGTTCTCACTTGCTCTATGGTCAATTAATTTTCTTTCACCTGTTGCCTCATCAATTTCAAAGATACATACTGCAAATACAACACCATCTTCTGGTTGTGATGTTGAAGTCTTATGTTCTTCTGTCATCACCGTTATATGTTTATGTGCCTTCTCTTCAATAGGACAAACTTGGTGTCCGTCATCTCCACAACCTGTACAATCAGCATATGCTGGAGCGTACATCATCAAAAATAAAAATGCTATTAATAATATCTTATTCATAAATCCTTTAGTCTAATATTTTTAGTAATCTAATACCATACTTTGTTTGTTTGTCTTCTTGTAAAAGAGCTTTTACCATCTTACACGCAAAGATAACTCTTTCACCACCTACTTCTCTACTTGCTACTCTTTTAGATTTCAAGCATTGTGATAAGTTTTCTTTGTATACCCACTCAATCATTTTACCATTTAGTGTAAGTGTTAAGGCAACAACTCCCTCTTTCTCGTATTTCTCGCCGCCTGTGTATAATTTTTGTGCATATACAACACTCGTAAAGAACATCAACGAAAATAATAATGCTAATGTCTTTTTCATATGTTTCTATTGTTCCTTTTTACCGTTACCGTTAGAATAGATTATATTTCTATTACTATCTTTTAATTTTTCAACATCCTCTCTCAATAACTTAACATCCTCTTGTAACCTCTTAATGTTGACCCCATTGTTCATCATTTCTTCCATTCTCTTACTCATAGTCTCTAATTGACCAGCAATGTGTTCAATAAGCATATACTGCTCACTATCAGCAGGTAATGTACCCATTTCGCCTCTCGGCCATTTTATTCTAAATTCTGTATTTTTTTCTAATTCTTTATTAATTGATACGGTGTAGCCTTCTAAATCTTTTCTTAATAGTTCTTCATTCGTCTCAATTCTGTTTAATCTTTCCAAGACACCGAAGTAAGCCCAAACTCCTACTGCAACTGCAGCCACTATGGAGATTAAGTTCCTCATAGGCATACTAATAGCCGTCTGGTCAGATACTTTAAATTCATCTTTGCTCATAAATCCTTTCAACTTTATCTATATTTATGCAGGACCTTTCCCTACATTATCTCTTCTTGCCTTTTCTTTCTCATCTTTGAGAAATTTTACTAGTAGTCCTACATAGACCTCTTTCTCCCAAGGAAAAAGATTATCTAATTCTGCTAGACTATATTTGTGATGTTGCATTAACGCAAAATTAGTCTCGTAGTACGCCTCTAGGTTGTTGTGGGAGAGGCTGATACGAAAAAATCAGACAAGCCTTGAAGAGTTACCACCGACTTCTTTTTAGTATTCGGGTTCACTACTTCAACTTCGTGTCTTAATTTTGGCATTGTGTCAAAAAACTTCTTAATCTTCTCAAACTGCTTTGTGTTCAAGCTATTAAAAAACTCTTCTAGTTCTTGTGTTGTAGAATCCTTTGCTTTATGCACTTTTTCGCCCTCATAGATATAATCAATACATTCTACAATTGTTTTAAAAATTGCACTTGCATTTTTTGATTCATCTATGCCCATAGGAATAGTGGATATGTTTGGATATTTCAACACGATACCTAGACTTCTTTCTTCATCTAATACCACATTGTTTGTATGTTCGTCATCAACCTGCACTTCAACCGTAGTTAAGTCTAGTTCAACATCACATAAAGTTACCTTGTCTTCAGGACAGAATACTTTGAATTTTGCAATCTCACCTACTGACTTGGCACGAATATTTAAAAACAAATATTCTATGTCAAATAGAGGCATAGTGTTCACATTGAGTTTGCCGAAAGTACAAGAATTGATTAGGTCTCTTACTGCCGATTTCATTTGAGCGTCATTCGCTTCTTCCATCGCCATTAAAAGTATCTTTTCTTCTTTGACCAAGAACGGTCTAAATTCTACTATCTTGTCTTCACTAGGTAGCGTTATTCTATATGTTGGGACTTCAATTTTAGGTAAAGCCATATTGTTATCATCTCCTTATTATTTACTATTATATATTTAGGGGTCCAAACTTGAACGGAGGCATAACTCTACCACCAGTAATCTTACCGATTGGGAATGACCTCTTCAAGTTTTGCAACACACCTTCACCTGCTCTTCTCAATTCAGGTGGTAATTTACTTAAAAATCCTGTGTCTCCTTCTTTTACAACAGCATTATTAAAATGCGATTGACCAATTTGAAATTTGTTTTGTTGGTCTAACGCAAAATTCAACCAGTATCTATATTTAAATTGTACGGTAAATGTCTGTACTTCATTTGAACCTGAAGCATACGATACATCACCTACTGAAACTGGATACGCTTCCCACAATCTAACACCATATGTTGCACCGTCTCGTTCTTGTGCTCCTGGGTCTGCACCTAATTGAAGAATATTAATCGGTGCTACATACTCATCATAGTACGCATAGTTGTGAGTTATATTTGAAAAGGCAGTCTTCTGCCACATTTCAAAAAATATTCTTTCTCTCATATATTTGTCTGTATAAAATGTCATAGAAACATCTGCCATTTCATAATCGTAAACAATGTGTCTTGGTGGACCATTATGTTTTACTGCTTTTGTTTTCATTGTTCTAGCAGGCATATTCACTTCTGATACAAAGGCTTGTACTCTTCGTTGCAAGTTTGCTTCGTTTGAGTATCTTCTTATATCACTACCGTGTACCATACCATCACCACCAGGTACTGAACCACCAAAGTCCATTGCACCTGCAATCTTACCACCAGTTGGTAATTCAAAGACGACATAATATCTAGCCTTACGAGCAAAACCTTCTGCTTCATTTACATAGGATTGGTATCTACCTATTGTTGTCGCTGGGTTTGCACCTACCCTTTGTTTTAACTTCGGGTCTCGGTTGATATTGTCAAAGGCACGGTCTCTAGGAATACCTAATCTGATATCCATACCACCAATTCTTTTTCCGCCTCTTAAAATTGCCATATCTGTTTCTCTCTATTTGTGTTTACTATTCCAATATTTTGATTTACGCATTCCTAAATAATAATCTCCAGGTTCGTAATCCCACTTATGTCCGTGATGGCCTCTAATATCGCACCACAACATTCTCAACTTGACGACACATACTCGCCAAAAAGTTCTTCTTGCCATTTACCTTATTACTCTTATTCATCATAAAAGTCCTCTACTAATTTCTGCTTCTACGCCAAACGGTAGTCGCTGGTTGTTTTCTAAATTGTTGTACTGGCAAGTATACTGCTATTGCAGCTTCAGACGCATTAATACGCAAAAACTGACTTCGTACATTACTATAAAGATATTTATGAAGAGTTGGTTTAACCATAGGTATGTTCTTCACACTATCATAGGATACTTCGTATTTCGTGTTAGGTCTTATCATATCACCGGATAAGAATTTATCCATTCTTGCGAGTAGAGTAAATCTCATTGCAGGAGGTAGATAATGAAAATTCATTCCAATAAATCCACCTTTAATCGGTTCTAATGGTAATACTAATGGGAATGTGTCGTAATAAGGTAGTGTTCGTTTAAATTTAGGGTCATAAAAAAATAAGTTCAATCGTCCTTGAGAAGGTCTACTAATTAGTTGGCCTGCTCTCATTAATGCTCTTGCCTGCGATTTATCAGCTATACTGCTGACAGCCTTACGATACCAAGCACCAGACTTTCTGGTGTCTCCTTGTTTTTGTACAATTGGGTCAAATATAGATATTGCCATAACACATATATTTATAATAGAAATGACAAAGGGTACCGTAAAAGGTACCCTTTGCTTTTAAAGTAATGTAGGAAAGAGAGAGATTATTCGTCTTCAGCGAGTTTTGAAAAGTAAGATAATGTATCATCATCTTCAACGCCAGACGCCTCATTACTTTTAACCGAAGTGGTTGCTGTTGCAGCCACACCGCCAGTCGTAGGTGGGAGGTCTATTTCACTAGCAGTCTCGGTATTCTTTGAACCGGCAATCACACGATTAAACTTCTCTTTAAGTTCGTCATAAGATTTAAAATTCGCCGCTTCTAGGAATGGCTTCAGAGGATATTGTTTGTTCCAAATACCTTTGATTGCTTCATCATCGGTACTGATTGGACTAACAGCCTCAAATTCAGATTTATCGTAATTCCAGAAACCATCAACTTTTCTGATTTTCAGTTTAAAGTTTGCACCTGTCCAGAAATCAAATGGGTTAATAGGTTTTTCATCTTCAAACGCTGGCTGCATTGCTTCTGTAATCTTATCAAAAATCTTTTTACCGAATTTAAATAAGAAAACTTTGCCTTCGTTTTCAGGATGCTTTGGGTCACTCACAACATAGATGTTTGAGTAGTACGATAGTTTTCTCTTTCGTTTTCTAGCGATTTCTTTATCACTATCAACACCAGAGTTCCATAATATAGTATTCTCTTCTGACACAGGATCCTTTTGACCAAGTGTAGTTAGAGAGTTCTCAATATACCATCCGCCAGGACCTTGGAAAGCGTGAGACCATACTCTAGCCCACGGCATTTCTTCTTTCTGTGGTGCAGGTAAAAACCTTAGCACAGCATAACCATTACCAGTTTTATCTAGTTCAGGTTTCCACAATCTGTCGTCTTGGTATTTGTTTTTAGTTTTAGCAGCATCCTCAGGATTGAGGTTTGCTTCTATTTGTTTCGTCAATTTGTCAAAATTGCTTTGACTATTTTTTAGACTTTCAAAATCCATAATTTTTCTCCTTGTATGTATTTCGTATTTGTATTATTGTATGTTTTGTATATATTATTATATATGCTACTATTTATACATCTTCTATTGACAATCATCAGCATTTTTATGTTCATTCTGCCTTTTCCACTTCTTATAACCAGTTTGCCAATCTTGTTTGCACTCTTTAGGCAACTTTCTTTCTTTTATGAAAGTCTTTGCCTTTTCACAAAGATTAACAATTTTGTCTAATGTCAAATATATAAATCTGTCAAACATTGTATCTAATATAACACCTTTTTATTCTTTTGTCAAGCACCTATGTATGAATTTAATATGCCTGTAGCAAATATCACGGCTGCTACTGCATTTAACATTATAAGTGCCCTATCGTGCCACAACATACCTACTATAAACCAACCTACAACACCTGTAAAGTGAAAATATAGGTTCATAGGCGATATAGGTATTGATGTCAACACCATTCCAGTGAGAATAATAACACTAGAAATCCATTTAATGTACCACGATAAATCACCTTTAGGTGTTATCTTCTTAAAAACTCTGGTACTATTTAATTCTTTAATCTTATCATCAAGTTTCTTTTTGTATTCTGTCATACTCAATTAAAAATCTCTTTCATAATCAATTTAGTTTCTGTTCTATTGTATCGTAAAAATGGCGTAAACTTCTTTATTCGTTTTGCATATATTGGCCATACTACTTTTTCCTCAATCTCTTTATCCCATCTTCTAATGAATCCCAATAACTCTTCAAAGACCACAAGAGTTTCATAACATATTTGTTTAGATAGTAGAAGTTTGAAAAAGATTGGATGTTGACCTCCATTAACCATAAAAAGGTCATCAAAAGACAGGCGCTTATTATCCATATTAAGCCTAATACTATTACACTCATTCCTAAACTGATAAGTAAAACTATCTTTACGCTTCTTGTAATCCAAGTATATATCAGCGCCATCAGACTTAGCAAGATTTCCAATCCAGGCTTTGTCTTTATGCAAAAAGTTTGCCACAAAGAAATCAACTGCTTCTTCTGCGTTATATTTTTTAGAAAGTTTATGAAAGAAGTACCTATCATTTCGTTTTGTAAAAGTCTCTATCTTACAATTAACTTTACCACCATAGGTAATATAATCGTAAGTATCTGTTGTGAAGTGTAATTTTATTCCCAACCAGATTTTAAATACATCAAATCCTCCATACATTATATAGGCAACTCACTTGTTTTAGGT